AGTTCAGGAATCGGCATATCTGGCTTAGCTTCTTTTGTTAAACGTAAGAAAGCTTTGCGAGTTTTTGGATTCTCAGCAAGTTGACGGGCCAAAAGAGCCAGTTCATCACGGGCTTCATAGCTAAGGTCTTCAAGTGACATAGGTTATCCCCTTAAGTAAACAATAAAAAAGCGCATCAGATAATGCGCTTACCGCCGGGCTTTTCAACCATCATGCGATTTTTAACACCAGTTGAAGCAGCGTTCTTCAAACCACCCATTTGCGAAAAACGAGGTGTGTTGACGATCTGACCATTCTGCTGAGTGTTGTCAGTTGGGTTGCGAGGTGCAGCAGCACCACGGGGTTTAAACAAATCCATAGTGATTTCTCCAAAAATTATGACATCATGCCGGGAACTGCTGGCGCAGCAGCCATTGCTTTGCCTTCAGGTGTAGCACCCCCTGCTTGCGGCAAGGTTTGCAACATTTGTAAAATTTCAGACTTCTTAAGTTCTTCCATACCGTCAGAGTTTTTACCTGTCAGTTCGGATAATACTTTGATTGCTGAAATAACTTTTTTGCCTTCTTCTGAATCAGAGCCTATAGCTGGCAGTGCGCGTTTAATCAAATCCATCGCCAACCCAAGATTAACCATTGCTCCCTCTTTTGAACCCATTTTTGGTTCTGGAGTGGACATGGGTGCTGCCATTGGGGATGAGGATTCTTCGGTTTCGACTTCTTCCGCTTCGCCTTCTCCCATTTCTGGAGCTTTAGGAGCTTCTTTACTCCCTTTTTGCTGCTCCATGAGACGCATAACTTCTTCAGATGATACAGCCATAATAACTCCGTATGAAATTTGGCAATAGAAATAAACAAATTACAAAACTTTGTCAAGTTTTATTATCGTTTCATGCGCCCATAAGAGCCTCTATTTGGGCTTCGCTCTTGATATGTGCCCAAACGCTGAACTCGATACTGTAAAGTTGGCCCTTTTTCTTCTTGCCTTAATGCTTCTGAAGTAACTCTAGGCTGATCTGCTTTTGATGTAGTTTCTACGCCATTTGCGTTCATGCTACCTCCTGTAAACTTGGTGGAGAACTAGGTTTAGGCTGTTGTTGTTGCTGTTGTTGCAACATAGCCATTTCTTCCTGTTTTGCTTTGTTTAGCTTAAGCTTTTCTTTTAACAATTGCTTCATCGGCGGTTCTAGCAAGTCTAACAGACCTTCTTGGTCAATAGCACCAGCCTGATGCAGACTAAATGCTAAGTTTCTCAAGTCTTCTGTGAAGATTGGGCTATTGCTATGAGCATCGACCTTTACCATAAAGTCATCAGTGAATTGTTCAGGAATAAAATCATTACCATCATCGTCTTTCAACATGATTGGCTGATATTTCTGAATGCACTTTAGGTAAAGCGTTGCTACTTTCTCAAGAGCGTCTTCAATAATCAATGCTCGTTTTTTTGCTCTGGAGCTGCCGAGTCTTGATAACGATTCCGCATGAGATTTGGAGCGCACTCCCGCTTCACCTCGACCAGCCAACACGGGAGTAATACCGCTTGCTTCTGCAAACATTGCGTCCACTTCTCGGATGACTTCAAAAAGATCGTTTGGAATGTTTGGCGCAAGACGTTCGACCTTTGCACTTGGCATATCGCTAGAAAGCAAACCGCCAGCACGATTAAGCGCAAAGTTCTTTTCATCCAAAATACCGTTAAAGCCCATCAATGCAGTTGGTGGAGAGACTTGCTTATTAAGCAGATCAAGAATCTCACCCATGCGCTTATTACGTACATCTTGTAAGAACACTAAGCGCTGAACTTCACTCTGACCCCAATAATAATCATACTGAGGATTCGGACAGAACTGGATGAATGGCAACTCACCTTTCAGGAACATCTTTTCGCCCGGACGGTCATAAATAATAACGTCTGGATCAGCGATAGTTACGCACTGGTAGTCACCAATCTCGTCATTGAATACCCACAGTTCGTGCATCTCAACCGTGTCTTCAGCAACTCTCGCTTTGTAACGATTCATGCCTGATAAATCTAGGTTGACGTTACCCATTAGGCTTGGATTTGCCTGAGACATAATGATGCGGTCTATACCTTCGGGAACATCACTAGCTTGTTCGTGGAATGCTGTAGTTACACGCTTTAAAATGCTGTCGCGTTTAGGGTGAGCGTACAGTCTGGAATACAAATCAGACTTTGTGATGTAGTAGGTATGGACTAAGGCTTCTTGTCTATCGGTGTATGGTGTGTCTTCACGCAAGACACCAATCGCACCCGGATCAACCATGTAAGGATTCAAACTTCCACCGGGGCCAATGATTAGCTTTGTGTAAGACGTGTTGTAGCACAGTGACCAGAGCAAAACATTAGAGCAAACCTGATCCGTATTTGAGCGCAGCCAATCATCATTCAATAGGTTTTGCATGGGGCGAATTTTTTTCTGTTCGCCAACCTGTACGGCAGCACCTAAGTTAATGGTAAAGCGCGTTGTTTCAGCAGAATATAAAAAACTGCTGAGTTGATCTATGTGCGGATAAATTTTGTTAAAGATTGCTGGCGCGTCTTCGGGGCCAGAACCAAAAAGAAAGTAAGAACGCAGAGCGGAGTAATCAGCCTTGCGTTCTTCTCTTGAGACTAAACATTTTCCGATGAGATCAATGTAGAACTGTTCTCTTTGTAGAGGCTCTGACGGAATTCTCATTTTTTATCCAATGATAAATTGTCTTGGTCTTGCATATAACTCGCAGGACGGGGCGGTGTCAAGTTCCCAACTTGGTTTGGCATGATGCCAACTTGCTCACCAGCAACGGACGGGAACATATTCCCGCTCAATAAGTTGTTCATAGTAAGTTTACCACCTGCTCCACCCCATATAGCAGCGTCTCCTGCGCGTGGTTCGCGTGGAGGTTCAGGCACACCCTTGGGTGCTGGCTTGTTATTGCGCGAATAGTACCCTGCCTGACTGTCTCCTTCTTTTGCTGACTTGATATTTGTCATGTTGAAGTCGAGAGCAAGCTGGTTTAGTGTCTTGTCGTTGTGTTTTGTAGTGTCTGACTTAGTTCCTACTGGTTGCAAGAACACCATTTGGACGTTTTCGGTGCATCCATCAGGGCAAACAGGCTCCCAAGCCTCGAAAAACCCATGTAAATCGCATTTATAATCGTGCATAACACTCATATCTATCTCCCCTTAATTTGCTCATCTAAACTATAATCTGAGTAATCTAACCTGTTTTTAAGCCCTAATTTGAGCTTGATGCCGCCATTTTCTACCTGCAAACCATATCCACGGACGATAACGGGCTTGGGCTTCTTTCTCCACTCAATCCATTTCTGTCCAAACCTAATCATTACGGCTACTTCTCCATTTTTCCATGCTAAATACGCCTTGGAAACCCGTCTTTGCACCAATTCCGTCATGTTTGCCCGGTCGTAGAAGAAAATATCGTCCATTCTGGACTTATCTACACCTGACAGTTCATAAAACAGGCGCATAGGTATCCCGCGCTTCTTGTCTGCGCGAAATCGCCTCATTATTTGCTTTAATTCCTCTTTAGGAATGATGTAATCATCATTGCTGTCCATACACTCCTATCCTTTTAAGGTAGTCAGATACGGTTCTACCCACAACAATCTGCTCTGGCGTACTGTCTTCCTGCGTTCTGCTAACACTTCGAGTAATTTTCTGTGCAATCAGGCGAGGCTGAAGCTGTTCTGCAAAGGCAGCGCAAGCCAAGGCACTTGCCATCACGCGATCATCCTTGTTTCTTCCTGACGCAAGGATAGAACCGCCATCACGCACGATGGTTTTCATCTCGTCGATCAGTTCAGTAGAGACAATCGTTATCATCCCGCGCTCAAAATAGTCTTTCATGTAAGAAAGCATACGTTCTTTGCTAGACGCTGTAGTCAGCCAGCCAATAGAGTTAGACAAGCCACCCATTGTGTCGTTACGCCGCCAGATGTAGTTGCTCATTGAACCCAATACGTCCATCAGTTGATGTCCGGTTTTGCCGCCCAAGGCTGCTGCCTGTCGTTTTAAGTTACGTAGCTCGTTAATGACTGCCTGACCGGGGCCATTTACTTCTAAGTTTAGCGTTGAGTTTTTGTATGCGCCAGCTAGGTGGGCAATCACCCACGCAAACTGGTAGGTATTCATCTCTGGTGTAGCAAACTCTGCAACCTGCTCCATACCGTCAGCGTAGCAACGGTACACTTGTATGCAAAAGCGATCAGCCCAATCAGAACTGCCATAGGCAGGATCAGCACCAATGACATAAAAAGCTGTATCAATGGGTTCCTCCCATATTTTCAATGTTGACATTCGATCAGTAGATTTTATAACCTCTGTGTCAATAAAATTAGCGCCCATGCTGTAGCGATAGTGGTCGCATTTAATCTGCTTAGCTATCTTCATAGCATCCGTACAACGGGCGTTAGAAAAGAAGCTTAGCCCCGTCATGATGAAGGCATAGTCTTCAGTAGGCGGGAACTCCTGATACATCAACGCATCGTCTTTAATACCTTCGTAGAGCTTCCAGCGCCACCAAGCAATCTGCCGCGAGTTGATCTCTACGTTGTAGAGCTTCTTAATATCTCGCGTCCACTCCTTTTCTTCAGGCGTAAGTTTCCCATCCCAATACACTTTGTAGAGATTGGATTCACCAGGAACGGAGTAGAGTTGATTACGCCACCAGCCACAGAAAATAGCGTGTTGAGAACGTGCGCGTTTAGCAGTGGTGTACATATCGTGAAACATATTAAATCCACGCGCAGTGGACTCAAAGATATACAGACGCTTCTCGTTGGTTTCAGCAAGAGAGGCAAGCAAAGATGCTAAGCCTTCTTCATCGCCCCACGAAGACGTTTCTGTTCCGTGAAGGAATGTGATGCCCTTGCCACGACCAAGACTTCCTTTCGCTCTAAGCCCTGCGACTTGATAAAAGATTCGACTTCTGTTTTTGAGCGCAAGCGAGTTTCTATTGTGTGAGAGTATGGGTATCTTGTACTCTTTTGGTAAACCATCCATATAGGCCGAGAGTGTTCCTTTGAACATGTCTCTGTTTTCTTCAGTATCTGTGACCAGTGTTCCATTAAGTCCATTGTTTATGTAGTGCCAGTAGAGGTCTAGGGCCAAAGAAATAGTGGTGATGCCAAGTTGTCGGCCTTTCAAGATAACGAAGAAGTGGATGTTATCTTTCAAGCCATTCGCTATTTCTTCCATCACGTAGGTTTGCGTACCTAGCAAATCATCTAGGTTTCGCAGACCTTGCTCTTTTGTCTCAATCTTTAGTTGAGCGCAAAACTTGTAGAACTGATTTAGATTGAATTTCATTTTATAAAGTTCTTCATTTCTTTATTCTCCCTGCGTCAAAGCTATCAAGATTCCAGTTGGCGATACGTAGCCTTGCCTCTTTGTCTTTAGCAACACGTAGAAGCTCGTCCACTATCTCTGGTCTGTACACTTCTCTCCACCCACGTACTAACTCTATCTTCTCCGCAGGTTTGATAGCCTTTATTGCTCTGTTCATCTCATTTTTCAAGATACGTCTGGAGAGTAATAGTTCCTCCTTGTACTTATCCTGCGTATCGCTCTTCGGCGTAGAGTTCTCCATTTAGCACCTTCTTCATTCTCGACAACTCAGATAGGCATTCTGCCAACAGGCCAGCAGAACGGGCTTGCTGCCGCCGCAACTCCATGACCAGCTCAGCATGGTTCATACGACGAACCTCTTGCCAGTAGTCATCTGCTTCCATATCCACATAGTCTTCATGTAACTCTATGACGTTACTCATTCTGACCTCCATACACGTATGCCATCACCCTCACGACGAGCAATAAACTTCATACCCAATTTCTTACCCGCCCTCCAATTACCATTCAGCACCACTTGCATCTGCACACCATCTACATAAAAGCTCTGCCCAACCCCCATCTCTGCATACGGATACCGTCTCACTACTCTTGCACCCGGCATAGGGACAGCATCATCAATAATAACTCCCATATCTTCACCTCTATCCATATCAATACCTCCTAGCCATAATCATATAACACCCGGACGCACACCGTCCATCTTTTGCTTCCATACGGGTTTGCCATCAGGGAAAAGACTCAGCATATTCTTGGCATTAGCTAACTTGTCTTCTAGGCTCATGTTGTAGAAGTGAACTATCCAATCCCCTAGCTGCCACTTAGTCGGATGCTGGTTCATGGTTTTGGCAGGAACTAAACTCACCATATCCCGAACCCACTTCTCCTCTTGCATCAAGTTCCAGAGATGCGCTTGTTGCCGCCACGGGTACTGCTTCCACACATCAAAGTCATTAATCATTCTTTCCAACAACTTCTCACAGCGTCCAGCTCTGTAAATCATCACATCGTTGTTTAGAGGCCACCAACCCGTTTCTTCCCTAGCCACCATAACGCTGTCATACGGCTCAAATACGTCTCTTACGCTAATGTTGTGGTTCATGAACAAGGTATCCATACCAATGGTCATCACAACATCGTAGTTCTTCAAATCCTCTAACAAACCCCTAATGTCATCCAGAATCACATCGTTGTAGTTCTGGTAATCAAAAGGATTGAACTTGTAGTCATACCCCCACTTCTTGCAGTACGCCTTGTGGTTAGGCGCACATACAGCCGTTAAGTCTTGAATGTTGTTAGACCAGTTACTCCTAATCAGTACCCTCATACATATCTCCCCATAATCAACATAAACACTATAGACGAAAAAAAGCCCACCTACAAGAGATGGGCAAAACGACTATGTAAACAGCGACGAAAACATAGTCAACACAGAAGGAGAATCATGACGATTCCAAAACAGAGACTACCAGAACCACGGAAAACATGAAATTCTTTTGGGACGGGAGCGGGATAGGGCACGCAACAATCAAGGTCAAGACCCATCAACATAGCCAGAAAGACAAGAACAGAGTCAAACGCTAACAACGTCAACCCTTTTCCCTTTTGAGCTACGCATACGCAGCGTTTAAGCACTAGCCAAGCACTACGCAGGGAAAGCGTCGTCAACCCCTTGTCGCCAATTGTTAAATCGTGAGGGGATGATGTGACACATTCTCCTTCCACTTTCCCCCATTGCACAATTACCAACTGCTATATATTTATATTAAACAACTTATATAATAATTATATAATACTTATATTGTAAAGAAGCAGCCATCGAGAGA